CATCAATACTGGAGTTATCAATTATATATTCAGAAACAGAGCCTGGGTCCATTATTGCCCCAGTTGTTAAATCTGCACTTGCTCCACTTTGATTGGATGCTGTGACCTTAACTCCATTTACATAAAAATTTAAATTATCATAAAATTCTGATAAATTATCTGTTCTTGTTGAGTGAGTTATGCACCAATTGATCCATTTTTGATCTGAAGCAGTGTAACTTGGAATTTGGTATTCTATATAGGGATCATTTCCAGAAACCCTGACAGAAAGCTTCATAATTCCAGCAGAGCTTAATTCCATTCTGAACCAAGTAACAGTGCTATTTAGTTTGTATGTAAAAAATAATCCATTTGCATCTGTGTAATTGTCAGCCAATTGCATAAACCCTGATAGTGACCAATTTTTTGTACCATCAAAATCTACTGTTTGATTAGTCACACCTGTTGGGCTTTTTAAGTATTGCTGATGACCATCAGAATCATAATGCTCATTATATACTGCAACCATTTTTTGATTTTTAAAATTTGAAGAAGAAACGGCTGGTTGCGTATTACTTTTAATCCACGTAGAAATTGACCACGGATCGTCTTTAGTCATTTTACTATGAAAAATATCATTAGATTGACCTGATAAATTATTTGCCTTAACTGTTTTATTTTTATAATCACTGCCAGTACCTGTAGCAGTTGTATCTATATATTTTAAATTCCCCCATCCAGTTGTTGCTGCTGATGTTGAAACTTTTTCTGATTGTACGCTTGAAAAATTTGCATCGTTTTCATCTGGAGAATGTTCTAAAGTTGCTTTAACGACTCCACTATTTTTACCCGAGCATTTTGTTACTAATATTACGTCTTCTGAATCAGGAGGAAGGACTACAACATCACCTTTTTTGGTAGTTCCACTGTATGCTTGTGATTGTAACAACTGTTTTTTAAAACCTGATGACATACTTTTTATTCCTTTAATATTCTCCCTAAAAACCCCCAGATTGCTCCAGGGGTGCTAGGCAGGGAGAGAACCTAGCTTTTTTAGATTATGCTAAATTACTTAACACACCATGAAAACAAGGATTGATGTAACACTCTAGGTACCCACCATATCTTGCTTCATAAGCATCAGAATTTGATTTTCTTAAGAAAACCGTTCCATCATCGTCAAACCAACCAAAGTCTGGTCTGTGATAAATATGAATGTGGTTATCATTTAGAAAATAAACTCTATCATCTTCAACAAATCTTTCAGGAAAAATCCCTACTGGACCAGAAGAAGACATAAACTCAATACCAGAAAAAGAGATGTCAGCGCCAGATTTAGACTTAAGTCCAGATCTAGTTTTAACTTCATATCTTTTTTGATCTTCAAGTAAATTTAGAATTTTTTCATATTGCTTATATGAACAAATAATAAGATTTGGAGATTTACCACATTGTTTTTCAACACCTAACATCATCTCATTTAAAAGATCAGTTGAAATAGCACTTGCTCCAGCATCTTTTTGTTTAGCTTTCCATCTTCTTTTTACAGAAATATTATATGCAGTTCCTGACGTAGCATCACAAATACCTTTAAGTCCTTGAGGATCTTTGTCCTTAGAATTTTGCATGTAAATGTCAGCAGATTGTAAATTACCAGATCCATCTTCAAAGTTACCTAAAACTACTTTATCTTTAGATAGAGTAACGGTATCATTATCAGGATCTACAGCAATAACTTCTACTCCAGATATTGTAGTACCAGCTCCAGTAGAAGCAGCAGCATCTACAATAACATCTACAAGATCTCTTTCTTCAAAGTTAGCTTCTTTCATAGAAGCGATAGGAACAACGATGTCTCCATTACTGTCAGCAACTAGTAAATCTCTAGCTGTACCTGAAGAAACTGCTTCAGAAGTACCTAACTTTCCAGTACCATCATTAAAAAGTGAACGAGAAAGGTTTCTCATAAAAGATTCAACACCTTTTTTAACAACTTCTTTAGTAGCTCTAACGAAAGCACCTTCGTCACTCATAGCAGCTTTAATTGATTCTCTATCAATTTCAACTACAGCATACATTTTTTTAGCTGTAATTTGAGCATCAGAATAAGTTGCTGCATTAGCTGTAGGAAGAGATCCAGAACCAACACCACCACTAAAAGATTGAGGTACTGCGATTGATAATTGTTTACCTGTAAAACTGTAAGATTTTTTAACTCTACCTAATAAAACATTAGCAGAGTTATACACGTTTTCAGAAAGCTTCTCATATTTAATCTTAAATAAGGCAGAAGCATCTGTTAAATTAAAATTAGCCATTGCTAACTCCTTTTATTTAAAGTTTATAGTTCATCAAAAGACAAGAATGATTCCTTCTCTTTTGACACCTCAGTTGCCTGTTTCGGAGCAGCTTGCGCTACCTTTTTTGAAACAGCTTTGGATGCTTGTTTTTTAGAACTTCCGTAAACTTCTTGTACAATTTCTAGCAAATCGTTGTCATCAAAAGAAGGGTTCTCTACTACCACTTTTTGAAGGCTTTCAACAATTTGATCGTTATTTACAAGATCGGGATTAACTTGATCTAAAATTGCTTCTGATTTAGAGAAAGCCGCAGAATGTACGTAGTACTCTGCAACTATTTCAGGAGTAATTTCACCATCAAAGTTTCCATCCACCAATTCTTGGTAAGCACCTTGAAATTCATCATCCGAGATACTATGAGCTTCCTGAAGATTTTTTATTTCAGTCAAGAGTTCACTTTGTGATTGCTCTTGTTGACGTTTATTTACTTCAGACTCTTGTTGTTGTTGGAGATAATTATTCTCCTGAGCCAACCGCTCATTTTCAATCTGCTCTGGGCTTAATAATGACATTCTCTCAATTTCTGGAGCTAACTGGTCAAGGAGTTGCCGCTTAAAAGTGTGCGGTTCCATTCCAGAAAACTCTGCAAAATAAGATAATGCACCCATCGCATCATTACTTTTTAATTTTTCTGCAAAATCATTAATATACCCATTAATTAGGTCTATATCTTTATCATATGTGACTTTATAGTCATCAAATTCTTTTTTAGATTCAGAAAATTCTTGAAATTTTTTATCATAACTTACTTTTCCTGAATAATTATTTAATAATTCTTGAAGAGAGACATCTACATCTTCTCCATCTACTTTATGCTTAAATAAAGTTTCTGAAGCTAATTCCATCTCTTCTTCACCAAATTTACCAAGTAATTTCTTGATTTCTTTAACTTCTTCAGCTTCTTCGCTCTCTTCAGTCTTTTCTGCATCAACTTTTTTCTCTTCTGGAGCACTTTCTGCTTTAGATTCTGGTTTGTCTTCTTCTCCCTTCTCCTCTGAAACCTTTTTTGCCTCATTTAATAATTCCTTATCTGATCTGTCATCTGTTAAATTATCTAAATCGTCAAAAGACATTAAATTAGCTTTACTTGTATCTGCATCACTAGTAGATACCTCCTCATTAATTTCTTGTACTTGGTTTACTGATTCTTCACTCATTATTTCTCTCCCTTTTTCTTATTTATTGGAAATGGCTCATTATCGTCATTTTGTTCTTTTCCAGGCACTACATCAGAAATTTGATCTCCTCTATTAGCTTGACCTTGCACAACAAGTTGCATATGCTCTCTTGAGCGAGGTACAAAACCGTTTGGAAAAATTGGAAATAGAGGAAGTTCTGCTAATTTTGCTTCAAATGCTGGATTAGTTTGTGCCTTTTCAATCATAACAAACTCATGTAAAGCAATATGATCTAACACCTTTTCTCTATATTCAGGTGGACATTCTTCTTTAAAAGAACGATTTTGAATTGCTTTAGTATGGGTTTTCCAATGCACTATATGATCTTCATAATCTTGAGGATCAGCTACAGGTTTGCCTGCCATCATATCTTCATTTTCAGATTCGGCAGCTTTAACTGCAGCAGTAATTAATGTATTCATTTTATCACTATTACCTAATTCAAGTAGATCTACCCACCTTTCATTAGATAATAGGTCTGGTTTCATTTGCATTATTTCTACAATACGTTGTATTTTACCAGCTTTACTTTCTGGCAATGCAGATCCAACTTGCATTCTAACATCATAATCTTTACTTAAATTAGCTGAATCAAAATGACGTATAGAATATTTATTATCTTTACCAACTATGCGTAACATTCGTCCGTCGTCTGGTTGGTAGTAGTCTCCCGCTACAGCAATAGTTTTTCTAGCCATATTTTGAATTAATGCATTATGTTTAGCTACATCAGATGTTGCTCTTTCTTGTTCTTGTTCATTTAAAAATTGTAAAGCTACACCAGCAGTAATA